CCACTTCTTTGAACTTTGCAGGCATATATTCAACACGCTTGTTACGCAAAGGAAGCATACCAGCGCCGCCGTACGCAAATGGTGCATGTAAAACGTCACTTATCACAGCCTTCGACATCCCAGTCATCCCTGTTAGATCTCTAGTCATGTGGTGCTCTATTTGATATAGCGGCGTTTGAATCCGCCGGGCTAACATGAACCAGTTCGCTATCCTTTCGCGGAATCGATATTCTAGATCGTGCGGTTTGGCGCGTATTGGATTCCTGAATATCATATTCGCAACACCTCGTGCTGGGTACCCTGTTAGGACTTTCCCATCCAGAGCCAGTTTCCTTAAAAATTCGTCTGCATTATTACTCACAAAGAATTTTCTCGGATGGACAGAAAACCCTGTTTCCTTGTAACAGTTAACAAAAGCTTCGGCATGCTGCACAGATATTTGTCGGCTTCTGAGATCGTCTCCTTGGCTATCTGAATTGATAACAGGATCAAATAAATCGTAGAATACCGGAAATGCACGACGTGCGACTATCTTCCTGAACATTGTGACCTTGGCATCATTGGACATCGTACCGAAGAGAGCTGTAAAGCGTAGTCCAGAAGGTAAACCTTTTTTGATGTACACTTTTCGTTTTCTTGCATTGGGAAAGAGTACCTCAATGTATCCTTTATCTGTCGTACATGATTTGGTTGTTATGTCCCAAGCCTCTAACACCTTATCCTTATCAGGCCAATCCCAGTACGTCTCTATAAATGCGCGAATTTGTGTATAACCGATTATATTCATCTGTTCATCGATCATATGATCAAACTCTGATTCATCAAGGGGCACGTTAACCTCCGAATTTGGTCCGAAATGCTTAGTAGCAACTTTCTGTTTTGCTCCTGTGTTATCTATCATGTCCTGCCACATCTGCCAGATCTGATGTTTGTTCTTAAATAGAGTGGTCCGTGGGTGGTCACGCAATACGTGTTCCAACCAGCGTGCGACATACGACATACGCAGATAATTAGACAAGTCACCAGCTATGATCATCCTGCACTTACCAAGTTCTCGTTTTGGTACAGCCAGATTTGACTGGGGCGATGGGTCCCAAAATGTATTGACCATGGTTAGGATATCAGATGCTAGGGCTGTGGCCCACTTACCTTTCCTTGCAAGTTTGCCATTGTTGTCACGTAACCGTAAGCCATTTGATGATCCTGGTGTGGCCCAGTACATTGGATCGCGCAAGAAGTCTATTATAGAGACGAATGGTATAGTAGGTGATTTATAGTGAGGGAATAGAAAATTCCGGACACCTAAAGTATACTCGTGGTGAAAATCGAAGTCGGGGAGTTTATGTTCAACAGGTTCCTGTACCCATTTTTGTACTTTCTCGTATATGGTTTCTGCTTCGAATGCTTCCACATAGTCACCCAGCAGATTAAGATCCACAAAGTAACGCCAATCTATCTCAACTTGTGTTTGGTATTTCTTCATCACTTGTGTCAGGTCAGCAAATCGTTCACGAGTATAATCTACTGATGCAGTCATATAATGTATTAATTTCGGTTTTATTGTACTAGGTAAAAGGTTATAATATAGTGAGAATACTAGCTTCCTATCATATGTCATCGGCAATTTTTTAAACATTGGATGTGTATTTATTCTATAGCTCAACCGGTGGTGTTGTTCACTAGAAAGTTCGTTGTTATCAGTTAGTTTTAGATACTCTGTATTAGTAGGGGTGTAATCTAACCAGG